ACGGGGGAGCGGATGAATAGTCTGCTTCCTCCTGGTTCATCGCCGCTTGAGCGCCGTCTCGCTCAGACCTGCAGCGGAATTTCCGAACTGCAGGTGCCGCTGCGCGATTTATGGAACCCGGCAACATGCCCGGTTAAGTTTCTGCCTTATCTGGCGTGGGCCTTTTCGGTTGATCGCTGGGACGAAGGATGGGCGGAGAGCGTGAAGCGCCGTGTGGTGCAGGATGCGTTCTATATCCATCAGCACAAGGGCACAACCAGCGCGGTGCGGCGTGTGGTGGAGCCGTTCGGCTTTCTGATCCGCATCATTGAATGGTGGCAGACCGGTGAGGCGCCGGGCACGTTTCGCCTGGATATTGGGGTGCAGGACCAGGGCATAACAGAGGAAACCTATCTGGAGCTGGAGCGCCTCATAGGTGACGCCAAACCTTGCAGCAGGCATCTGATCGGCATGTCCATAAATCTGCAGACGGGCGGACCATATTTTGTGGGGGCCGCCACTTACAGCGGCGAAGAAATCACGATTTACCCGTATATCAACGAAACCATCATTTCCGGCGGTTCTACCTACGAGGGCGGCGCCGTCCATGTTATTGACACAATGAGAGTGAACCCATGAGCGCAAAATTTTATACCCTGCTGACGGATATCGGCGCGGCGAAACTGGCAAATGCCGCCGCGCTCGGTGTTCCGCTGAAAATTACACAGATGGCGTTGGGGGATGGCGGCGGCGTGCTGCCAACGCCAAACGCACAACAGACAAAGCTGGTCGGTGAAAAACGCCGTGCAGCTCTCAATATGCTTTATATCGATCCGCAGAACAGCAGCCAGGTGATCGCTGAGCAGGTGATACCCGAAACTGAGGGCGGTTGGTGGATTCGTGAGGTTGGTCTGTTTGATGAAAGCGGCGCGCTGATTGCTGTCGGTAACTGCCCGGAGAGCTACAAGCCGCAGCTGGCGGAGGGGAGCGGACGCACGCAGACCGTGCGCATGGTGCTGATTACCAGCAGTACCGATAATATCACCCTGAAAATTGACCCCGCAGTGGTGCTGGCAACCCGCAAATACGTGGATGACAAGGTGCTGGAGTTGAAGGTGTATGTGGATGATTTGATGGCAAAGCATACCGCCGCCAGCGATCCCCATACGCAGTATGCGCCGAAAGCCAGTCCGACATTCACCGGCACGCCAAAAGCGCCGACGGCTGAGGCAGGCAATAATTCCACTCAGCTTGCAACCACGGCCTTTGTGCAGGTAGCGATTGCGGCACTGGTGGACTCATCGCCTGGCGCGCTGGATACGCTGAACGAACTGGCTAAAGCACTAGGCAACGATCCGAACTTTGCCACCACTATGACCAATGCGCTTGCCGGGAAAATGGATAAATCAGCTAATGGCGCAGATATTGCAGATATTTCCGCGTTTCTGAATAACCTTGGTCTGGGGGCAGGCTCCGCTCTGCCAGTTGGTGTGCCTGTTCCATGGCCTCTTGCTACAGCTCCTGCTGGCTGGCTGAAGTGCAATGGTGCAGCCTTTACTGCTGCGCAGTATCCGAAACTGGCACAGGCGTATCCGGGGCTAAAACTTCCTGATTTGCGCGGCGTGTTTATTCGCGGCTGGGACGATGGGCGGGGGCTGGATAGTGGCCGCGCTATTCTGTCGTATGCTGCTGATAAGTTGAGGAAGCACACACACGCGTTATTGTTTGGTAATGGTGACGGGGGCGAAACTCCTGCTGTTCATGAATCTTATCGTAAGAGTTCAGCGACCGTTTATTTTGCTTATTCGGGGAGCAGTGGCGTGTATTTATCCGATGAGGGCCAGAACGAAACCGCGCCATGCAACGTGGCATTTAACTACATCGTGAGGGCCGCATAATGCAAAGCGCAGTTATAGAAAATGGATTTGCTGTCGTGGCTGGTGAGGTTGTTGTGTTTAATTATGACAGTCTGACGCGGGTTTATTTGTCACAAACAACGGAGTTTATTCCGGTGGGCGTCAGCATTCCTGCAAATGCCTGTACGGACAAGCCACTGGCAGCAAAAAAAGGTTATGTTGTCTGCCGGAACAGTCAACTGACCGGATGGGAGTATCTGGCGGATCATCGCGGTGAAACCGTCTGGAATATCAGAACCGGGGCGGAGCAGCAAATTACCGTGCCGGGCGATTATCCTGCTGATACCACTATATACCCGCCATCGACACCATATGATAAGTGGAACGGTGAGCGATGGGTAACAGATGAGGCGGCGAAAGCAGCTGCAGTAATTGCCGAAGCTACAGCAACAAAATCAGAACTCATTAAAAGCGCCGCTGCCAAAATCGAACCCCTGCAGGATGCTGTTGATCTGGATATGGCAACAGATGAAGAAAGGAGCCGCTATGATGCCTGGCGAAAATACCGCGTATTGCTGACGCGCGTGGATACATCGCAGGCCCCCGATATTAACTGGCCTGAACCTCCCGAAGATTAATCCCGTCCCCGCAACTGCGGGGATTTTTTTTACCCCTTCCATTGTGTCATTCCCTATACATAGCCCGGCGCGTGCGCCGCGTGCATATCAACCAGAACATAGACACACCCCCTGTAAACCGGAGAGACTGCCATATGGCTCAGGATTACCACCACGGGGTGCGCGTTGTTGAAATCAACGAGGGCACCCGACCTATCACCACGGTGAGCACCGCCATCGTGGGCATGGTCTGCACCGGCGATGATGCTGATGCGTCCATGTTTCCCCTTAATAAGCCGGTCCTGCTGACCGATGTGCTGACCGCCAGCGGTAAAGCGGGCGAATCTGGCACGTTGGCCCGTTCGCTGGATGCGATTGCCGACCAGGCTAAACCGGTGACCGTCGTTGTGCGCGTTGCGCAGGGTGAAACCGAAGCGGAGACAACCTCTAACATTATCGGCGGCGTGACAGTCGACGGTAAAAAAACAGGCATGAAAGCGCTGTTATCTGCGCAGTCCCAGCTCGGCGTTAAGCCGCGCATTCTGGGCGTGCCAGGGCACGACACGCAGGCGGTAGCTACTGAGCTGTTGAGCGTGGCGCAGAGTCTGCGCGGGTTTGCTTATCTGTCCGCCTACGGCTGCAAAACGGTAGAGGAGGCTATTGCCTATCGCGCTAATTTCAGCCAGCGCGAGGGGATGCTTATCTGGCCTGATTTCATCAGTTTTGACACCGTGCTGAATGCTGACGCAACGGCTTACGCCTCGGCCCGTGCGCTTGGCCTGCGTGCCAAAATTGACGAGCAGACCGGCTGGCATAAATCCCTGTCCAACGTAGGCGTGAACGGCGTCACCGGCATTTCTGCCGATGTGTTCTGGGATTTGCAGGACCCGGCAACCGATGCGGGGCTGCTGAACCAGAACGATGTCACCACGCTGATCCGCAAAGACGGTTTCCGCTTCTGGGGCTCCCGCTGCCTCAGTGACGATCCTCTGTTTGCCTTTGAAAACTACACCCGCACCGCGCAGGTACTGGCTGATACCATCGCCGAAGCGCACATGTGGGCGGTGGATGGCGTGCTTAACCCGTCGCTGGCCCGCGACATTATCGAAGGTATTCGCGCCAAACTGCGCAACCTGAAAACGCAGGGCTACATCATCGGCGCCGACTGCTGGCTGGATGAGTCCGTAAACGATAAAGATTCCCTGAAAGCCGGGAAGCTCACTATCGATTACGACTATACGCCGGTACCGCCTCTGGAAAACCTGATGCTGCGCCAGCGCATCACCGATCAGTATCTGCTGGATTTCTCCAGCCAGGTCAGCGCGTAAGGGGACAATATGGCTTTACCACGCAAGTTAAAACACCTGAACCTGTTTAACGACGGGAATAACTATCAGGGGATCGTTGAGTCCCTGACCCTGCCTAAATTCGGCCGCAAGTTTGAAAAGTATCGCGGCGGCGGTATGCCAGGTTCGGCGGATGTTGATCTGGGGCTGGATGATGGCGCGCTGGACACGGAATTTTCAATCGGTGGCACCGAACTGCTGTTATTCAAACAGATGGGTAAAGCCACCGTTGACGGTATCCAGCTGCGTTTCACCGGCTCCATTCAGCGTGACGATACCGGCGAAGTGCAGGCCGTTGAGCTGGTTGTGCGCGGGCGACATAAAGAAGTCGATTCCGGAGAATGGAAAACCGGGGAGAGCAACACCACAAAAGTCAGCAGCACCAACAGCTACGCGAAGCTGACCATTAACGGCGAGGTGCTCTATGAGGTTGATGTGATCAACATGATTGAAATCGTTGATGGCGTGGACCTGATGGAAGAACACCGCAACGCCCTGGGCCTCTGATCTACTTTAAAGGCGCGGGCAGCCGCGCCAGTACCTTATTAACAGGAAATGACAATGAGCGAACAACAGACTGAAAAAACCGTACAGCTGGACACCCCAATCAAACGCGGTAAAACCGAAATTGCCGAAATTGTGCTGCGCAAGCCGCAGTCCGGCGCGCTGCGTGGCACCCGTCTGCAGGCGATCATGGATATGGACGTCGGCGCGATGATGACGATTATTCCCCGCATCTCCACGCCCGCGCTGACCGCTCAGGAAATGGCTGAAATGGACCCAGCCGATCTCACCGCGCTGTCGGTTGAGGTGGTCACTTTTTTGTTGAAGAAATCGGTGCTTGCCGGTTTGCCGACAGCCTGACGGTAGAAGACCTGGTGGCTGATATCGCCACCATTTTTCACTGGCCGCCGTCCGTCACTGACGTTATGCCGCTGACCGAAGTGCTGGAGTGGCGGCATAAAGCGATTCAGAGAAGCGGGGCCAGCGATGAGTGACACTAACCTGCGTTTGCAGGTAATTCTTAATGCGGTTGATAAGCTCACCCGCCCATTCCGATCAGCGCAGGCCAGCTCTAAAGAGCTGGCTACCGCCATTCAGCAAAGCCGCGCAAGATTAAAAGAACTGGACGCCCAGGCGGGCCGTATTGATGGTTTCCGCAAGGCAAGCGCGCAGCTGGCCGTCACCGGCAACAGTCTGAAAGCCGCACGCGAAGAAGCGGCGAAACTTACCACGCAGTTCTCGGCCACTAACCGCCCGACGGCGGCACAGGCTCGTCTGCTTGAGCAGGCAAAAAACCGCGTTAACGAGCTGCAGAGCAAATACAACGGCCTGCGTCAGTCGGTGCAGCGTCAGCGTCTTGCGCTCAATGAGGCCGGGCTGGACACTAAAAAGCTGAGCAGTGCGCAGCGGGAGCTGCGGCAGAACGCCGACGAAACCCGGCAGGCGCTGGACCGACAGCAGAAATCCCTTAAACGCCTGGGCGAGCAGCAGGCCCGTATGAACGCCGTCCGCGATCAGTATTCGCGGCGCCTTGAGGTGCGGGATCGTATCGCGGGCGCCGGAGCAACAACTACTGCCGTCGGGCTGGTGATGGGCGCGCCGGTCATGGCCGCCGTTAAAAGCTATGCCAGCATGGAAGATGCGATGAAAGGCGTTGCAAAGCAGGTTAACGGGCTGCGGGACGACAACGGCAACCGAACAAAACAGTTTTACGACATGCAGGATGCCATCAAGGCCGCCAGTGAACAGCTGCCGATGGAGAATGGCGCCATCGACTATGCCGCGCTGGTTGAAGGTGGCGCACGCATGGGCGTGACAAACCAGAACGATTCTTACGAAGACCAGAAGCGTGACCTGCTTGCCTTTGCATCCACGGCAGCAAAGGCCGCAACGGCATTCGAGCTGCCCGCTGATGAGCTGGCGGAGGGGTTGGGGAAAATCGCGCAGCTGTATAAAGTGCCGACCCGAAATATTGAACAGCTTGGCGATGCCCTGAACTACCTGGACGATAACGCCATGTCTAAGGGCGGCGATATCATCAATGTGCTGCAGCGCATGGGCGGCGTGGCTGACCGGCTTGATTTCCGAAAGGCGGCCGCGCTGGGTTCCACCTTCCTGTCTCTGGGCGCCGCGCCTGAAATTGCCGCCAGCGCATCAAATGCGATGGTGCGCGAACTGTCTATTGCGACCATGCAGAGCAAGCGGTTCATGGAAGGTATGGATCTGCTGAAACTCAATCCAGAAGAGATTGAAAAGCAGATGACAAAGGACGCAATGGGGACCATTCAGCGTGTGCTGGAGAAGGTCAACAAGCTGCCGCAGGATAAACGCCTGTCCGCCATGACGATGATATTTGGCAAGGAGTTTGGCGATGATGCG